CTCTCGCATGATATTATAAATCCAGTTGTGATGCTTGGCGTATGGTATCCAGCACGATGAGCAGGTTCGCGTACGTGATACCGTACGTGTTACTCCATCCTTCGACAGCACAGGCGCACGCTTCATCCCGATCATTTCCGCATCCTGGCGCAGCATCTCGCACTGCGTCTTGGTCAGGACGTAGCGATCTACTGAAGCGGTTAATACCTTCTGCTTAAACTCGGTCATTTGAGTTCCTCGCATAGTTCCAGCAACGCCTTGTTTAGTGCGTACTCAAAGCAAGCCATCTTATCTTTAGCCAAGTGTTGACGGCCAGCCCTTGCCAACGCCTCGTAGAGATCATCGTCGACATCGATCATTACCCTTACGGATTCTTGCTCTAATGTTTTTACCAGAGTTATCTTTCTGTTTTTCTTTTTCATCTGTCTAGTTCCTTTCTTATGATTTCGATTAACTTGAAGATCAAGTAACCAGCGCAGTAGATTGCCGACAAAGTCAGCGAACTGTAAAGCACAAACCAACCGATTACCCAAACAACTCCAGCCAGATCAAGTTGGCAAAACATAGTCGTTTTCCTTTAGTTTCCGTAACAATGTGCGGTTATCAATCTGCACCCCGCTGGCTCTGCACCACCAAGAGACAACGCCCGTCTTAAAATCACGCAGTAGCTTCTGTACCTCGTGCGAGTTCTTATACTCCAGCGCATCGTTGAGTGGCACGCCTTGGTGACCCTTAACAATCTTCATGCCCTTAACCATCCCTCTCTTGCGCAACATCCGCAGGTCGCGGATAGCCTGCAGTGCAACCTCTCCAGCCAACTGCTGCACTCTGTCATCGTAATCACCGCGACATAGCTGGGTTGACCTCACCGACCCAGCTCCACCAGCTTCGCTTCGTCAGCTTTAATCTGGTTAGATAATCTAGTCAGATCGTTCGACTGCCCAGCGTAATGAATAATCATCGCGTCCTTGTAGCGGTTCAATCCAAAGTGGGATTCAACGCTGGTCATGCAATTGAAGGAAGGGTCAAGCTCGGTTAGCGGGATGTTCCACAGGTGCGCCATCACGTTGAGCCATGTCTGCTCGGCGAAGTGGTTAGGGTGCAGGCCAATGGGCGGCATTGATAATATACCAACGGCCTTGGTATGAACTACGAACACGCCAGTGTTGACATAGAACTTCGGCTCGATCATCCCGCCAAAAGCTCCAGCCAACTTCACCATATCTGGCTTGCGATCCAAGTAAGCTCCCTCGTCAAAGGCACAGAACACGCCAGCGTCATCGGATAGCTTGGGGCAATCGGCTGCAATCAAAACATCTGCGTCAACGAATGTGACTTGGTCATAGCCCTTAGTGGCCATGATGTTTCCGATCGCTGACTTAGAGTATTGCGCTGGATGCGTGAGTGGCTTGTCGATCAGAATGAAGTCGCAGTTGTGGCGTTTGCAGTACGCCTCCATCCTCGGCCTAGTCAGATCAATAATCTTCTGCCAGTCCTCACCAAACGATTGAGTTACTAATGCTTGTTTCATTTTACGTTCTTCCATATTTTGCCGTGTTTATCAAGTGCAGATGACCAGATCATCATTCGATTGTAAAAACCGTATCCGTGACCCAATCGCATCAGCGTTAAGCTTGTGATATTGCCAATGTGATAAAAGATCCAAGACAACGCCAGCTTCATTTTTCAATCCTAACCCAAGAATCCAGCGGTAGGTTTTCGCCACAAAAGCCAACTTGGATTTCTTTCTTCTCCTTTTCGGATATGCCGTAAAGCTCCCAGCCTCCGTCAATCTTAACTACGCGAGTGATCTTCATTCTCTGGGATACCTATTGTTTCCTTCGTTATCGCAAAACTTCTGGAAAGATTCCTGTGTTTCAGATTCATCGCTGTCGCTTGCCTTGTCTCCATAGTTTGAGTAAAGCCAAGGACGAGGCTTGCTGAAAAACTCATCCCAATCTTTGTCTATTTCTTCTTGGTTCATAGTCTTGGTACTTCCTTTTTGATTTGTGCTAACACGAACAGCGACCTTACCAGCGCACGCTCAAGGTGGTCAACGCTTGTTTCACCGTTATTATCTGGACAAGGCGAGGACTTGTGCAACTGCATCTGCGCTGTAGCTAGGTGGCGAATTGCTCTGGCAATATGGTAATCGTGAGTCGGCCTATCCTTCTCCAACCAATCTCCGTATTGCGACTTATCCGATCCCTTGCCCATAACGCGCCAGACTATCTCCTGCGCAGCGTTACCCATCTCTTGGATTGTAGGTGCATTCATTTTGCTAAACTCCTATAGAATTGGTCGAGTAATCCTTCTAGCCATAAGACATCTGCTGGGTCGATCATAACTTCATACCAGGAGGCGTGTAGCCCTTGACCCAAGCCCATACTTTCTGCATCGCGCAGAAGGCAATACCAGCTTGGTAGAGTTCGTCTTCGTCCCACACCTTCGTCATCAGCTTGGTAGCATCGTTTGACGCTAGGACCACCGACACGCAGGCACATTTAGGATTCTCGCTTGCATTCCTGTATGCCCAAAGCTGGGCGCAATCTGTATCGTAGAAAGGATCGTACTTAGGGTTTACCTTGCGATTCTTCAAGTCGATCATTGCGTCACCAACACCCTTCATTCTTACATAGGCATCGGATCTTCCAGCGTAACCAGCACCCACCAAGCCTTTTTCGCACCAGTAGGTTTTCTCAATGTTTGCATCGGCCCACTTCTTAAAGGTTTCAATGTATGGAGCAAGTGTTTCATCTTTGGATACGGCTCTTCCCAAGAGGATGTTCTCCATTTCAGTGTGCATTTTCGTGCCGTGTTCAGCTGCTTTCGTTGTTGATTCTTTAGAGTCCTTAACCACTCTTCGAGCGTAGGTTTCGAGCGTTTCATCTGCCTCCTTCGGAAGTGTGAGCGAGGACATAATTGCCTGCTCTATCTTCCACGCCGTCAATTGCGGCTTATCCATAATGCCAAGTACGCTGGTTACGGATGGGTATAATCCCATCTGGCGTGCATCGGCTACGGTTGTGTTTCTTTCTTTTCCGTTCTTGCCAATCACAACGTGGGCGGATTCACCCTCGGCTGTGTACCAATGTCCCGCCTGGTCAGTTGCGACCAGACGGGAATTAGTAGGCTCTTTCGCTGTGATTGTAAGAGCCATACAATTTAGAATGGCACTTGGTTGCCGTCTGCGTCCACCTCGACCTTAGTGGCCGTGGACTTACCAGCAGCGGTAGCAAACTCCTTGGAGGCGCGGATTTTTTCCTGCAACCAATCTGGCATATCATTGAACTGCCCAGCCTCACCCTGCTCGATCTCGTAATACAACTGATCGTTAGTTGTGGTGGCTGGTGCTTTCATACCCTTGGGCAGCTTGGATGCACCTGCGATTGCACAGTATTGCCGACCCTGCTGGCTGGTCTTGTGGATCAAGGTCAGCATAGCTGGCTTACCAAGAAGGTTCTTCAAGCTGAATGCTTGGAGTTCCTTGGAAGTAAAGGTCTGACCGCGCCACTGCTCGAGAAGCTTGCGAAGGCTTGCTTTCTCGCCAAGGCTGCGGGTCTGCTCAATGGAAACGACCATAGGCTTCTGGACTGTGGTGCGTTTGCCATTCTCTTCTACCTCAAACTCATCGGTTTGATCGGGCAACTCAAAGGTCAAGCGGACCTTAGGTGTCCACTTCTCTTGGTTGTCCCAATTTGTTTTCTGGTGGCCTAGATCAACTAGGCTGTAAAGAACGCCTACGGTTGCGCCAGCTTCGGGCAACTTGCGTTCTTGTTTTGCTGATTCACTTATGGTTAGTCCCATGTTATTTCTCCTTTATTTATTTGTTTGGGTTTATTGTTGTTGGGGTAAGGTCTTCAAAGGCTGGTGACTTGACGTAAAAGCCCTGCGCGATGGTTGCGGTCTTTGCATACTCGATAGTGACATTGGCTGGTGCTATCTGTCGAGCCAATTCACACACGCTATCGGCGGTCATTATGACTAGCCATTCTTTGCGTCCGTTACGGCGGAAGAATACAGATGGGATCTTGCCCGCTGGGCAGTCACGCTTGGCCTGCGCCATCCAGTCTTCGGGTTTGAGTGCTTGGCAACGCTTGCCTTCAATATGAAATGGAAAGTTCTCGCAGACTACGTCACCGCTACCGCCTTCGGGATTGCCTGCGAACTGTTGGCTACGGCGAGCCTTCTGCCATCCTTGTTCGCGCAAGTAATTTGCTAACTCTCTCTCACCCGCTGCGCCTTTAGCCCGACTATTGATTTTGCCCATCCATCGGGTTTAGCTGTCAACCCGCAATGGTGTCGATATATATTTTAATCTATTTTAGTTGCGCCAAGTCTTATTAGCTTTGCTAATATCCTCATTAAATCGTCTAATCATTGCCATCATAGTCAGTTTCTCTACGATCTTCTTGTTCTTCTTCACCCAAGCTACAGCCTCATCGAAGGACTCCATGTCCTTTAACCCAGCCTCGAACTTAGCCCACGCTTCTTTCTCGTTCACAAGCTTTGGAATACACGCCAGTTCTGACCTGTCGATGGACAAAGTTTAGTTGTTATGCTTTTGCACTTGGCGATGGGTAACAGCCAGAAAAGGTCATCGTTCATACCCCAGCAGGCCACATAATCCACGCCACTGATAGCGCGCTTGGGGATATTAAATCCATTGCCACTGCTGGTGGTGAAGCGGTACTTGGTGCGCCCAGGTTCTACGGTCTGCGCGGTCTTAACTTGGATGCGGAAAAACTTATTGTTCTTCTCGGCCACCACATCATACCCAGCGAAATCCTCGTAGGGCGTAAGCACGTTATACCCGCACCGCAGCAACGCGCCAGTAACGCGAGCTACCCCTACCGCACCAACTTGGCGTGATGTTAATTTCATGCTTGACGGTTTTCGGTTTGTGCTAGAGACTTTTCACTATGAAAGCAATAACAATGATAACACTGACGGCGATGCTGATGGCATCGGTGATGGCGGATGAAGATGATGAAGTAAGTATTGGTGATTTTGCTGGAGGTGTGCTTGGCAAATCAGCAATCATTACTGGCAGAAACACCGCAGTAACATCAGATGGTAAATTCATCTATTCCAATGGCAGGGGTTTTGCGACATCTGGTGGTTATTACGGTGCGAATGGGAAGCAAGTATTTAGTAATGGCAAGCTAGTTGTTAAATCTGGTAGCTTTTTTTATGGAAGCTCCTCCTCTTGGAAGAATGGCAATTCTTATTTTGATGGGGAGAAAGGCTCTTGGATTACCAGTAAGCCCAAGATTGACGACTAACCAAGCCCAAGTCCTAGTGGTCTTGGCGAGTAGTCCTCAACCTCCTCCTCTTTGCGCGGAGGCTTAACTTCTGGTTCTAGTGGGCCAATGTAAGGTAAGTTTGCCATTGCGTATCTTGGAGAAGACTCATCCACATTTTCTTTGGGTGGAGGCTTAACCTCTGGTTCGAGTGGTCCTGTGTATGGCAAGTTGGCCTTGGCATACATTGTTGCAGATTGCCTTCTTTTGTTTGAGCGATTCACTATGCCTTGATATAGTTTCGCTCTATTCGGATCGGCCTCCGCCATTGCGCGTTCTTTCCGTAGGTAAGCATCCTCAGTAGCGTTAATTAACTGCTCTGGATCTACTTGATTCATTGCATCCAATGTTTTCCTGCCAAACGCCCCGTCAACTTTTACTGGAACTCCTAACGCATTCAATCCTTGTTGCACTAATGTCGTGTATCCGCCAGGACCGCGATTAAATCCCAAGTCAACAGCTTGAGCCTTCAATGGTTCTGGTACAAGATTTGCAATTGGAGCAGTGTATTCAAGCACATAGTCTGCGCTCGCCTTCTCTCTTTGTGCTGGAGGTAATGCAGATATGCGCTTAAACGCCTCTGGATGGTACTTATCCGTAATTCCAGCGACTTCTCTTGTGCCGCCGTAGTCTCCAGATGGAATATCGTATACAGCTAAATTGCCTTGCTTATCCCTTCTTGCCTCCCAGTTAATGGTATTATTGGCAACCCAATCATTCAGCGCATTCCCAGTCCCTGCTCTAGTTCCGCGAGGTTGCACTGGTCTTGATGCGGCTGGCTCTTGGTATGGCATTGCGCTGGCTGGCACACCACCAGCACCCTCATCAAGCTTGCCCTCTATTTGTTGCCGCAAATCTGCATCCATCATTGCCCTTGTATTTGGCGCGCCACCTACTGTAGTGCCGACTTCGCCAGCACCAGCAGGATCAAGCAATAGGCGAGAAGACTCTCCGCGAATATCATCTGGAACTGGTACATACGGCCTGTTGGTTAAATCTTCAGCAATAGAACGATTGGTCATATCTTTCTCCATATTTCCTCCTTCTAAAATCCTATTCATTGATTCTCGCATTTGGGGTGTGAGAACATCTTTACTTGGGTTTACGTTGAATTTTGCCATATTATAACTCCTGTCCAAACTCTATACTTCTTTGGTTCTTTCTGATGAAGTTCTCTCTAGCGGTCTTACTTGCTTTGTTGTAAGCATTAGACAGTGTTTTGACTTGTTCTTCTGGATCAAGCCTTCTAAATCTTTTATCACCTAAAAGTTGTTCCGCAACTTGCCTGTTTGCCTTGCCAACTGCGCTTGCGTATTCCTCATAAAGCGTTGGGTCAAGTCTAAATCTTGCCTTCTGACCAGTCCTTCTTTTTAAGACCTGCAAATCTCGGTCTGGAACTTGCGGGATACCTTCGGTTTTTCCAGTCTTCTTATACAAATCATAAGCAGCGAGAGCCACGTCATCGTAAGTGACCCGCCTTGGTCTTGTTGGATCTATGAAATTATAGATAAATGGATCGACACCTTCTGGCGTTTGAGGTATTGTCTCGCCCCATACGTTTATTCTTGAAGGCAAACCTTCAGCACCACCAGGCAACTTTCTCTTAACCACTTCCTTGAATATGTTGTAAGACTTTGTTCCAAAATCGCCACCTTCTATGTCCTTAACTTGAATCTTGTCTGGCATATTTTCGCTCATATACCTAGAAACTGATGTTAACTGATTTGGCAATACCGCAGCCGACAACGCCCCATAGTAATTTGCAAGCCAAGCGTCCATATCTTTTGCTTCGCCCCTAGAAATTGTTCCAAGCAAGCTATTCATGTTTCTCAGGAAGCTTTGATTGAATCCAAATTTAAGAGTTTCTGGAAGTGTTGCGCCCCATGCTTCGCCCAATGATCCTGTCCCGCCTTCAGTAGCTTGATTGGCTGCGTTGCGAGTTGACATAATCGCACCAACAACGCCAAGTCTTTCAAGCGATCTTAATGAATCCCCAGACTCCATCTCTTGCCTAGATCCAGTTTGCAAAAACCTTTTCACGCCATCAATGTTTATCATTTTGGATGGCGCGGCTTGGAATTGCACGTCCCTCGCCTTGTCTGACTTTGGCATTTCGTCTGTTATAACGCCAGCTTTAGACAAGACATCTGCGATATTTCCAATTGCGTACCCAACGATAGATTTTGCAAACTGTAGTTTTGCCTGCCTAAAGTTGCCTTGTCCTTGTTCAGCAAGACCACGGATAAAAGAATATTCTGGAATTGAGTATTGCAGAATTTCGTCAATTACATTTGTTGGCGTTTTTTGGAATGGCAGAACTGCCGTTGTTGCTGTTCTTGCCACGCCAGCTAGTGGCCGTCCCACTCCTGGTATTTTCTCAAGATATTTTGGGGCAAGCTCTGCTAGGTATTGTATGCCCCTAGATAGCTTTGTGTCCTGCTGGTAAACTGCTTCAGCAACTTCAGATGCTACCTTATCTACTTCTAGTTGTGTCGGATATTTTACTGCGCGCCTAAGTGCTTCGCCCTTTAGACCCTCTAATTGCCTTGCTTCAGTAAGCAATCTTGCTTGAGCCATTCTTCTTGCTGGAGTATCTCCAAGTTGCAAAAGCCTAAACATAACTTCTGGCGGGATTCCAAGCGTGCCTTCTGCAAGAAGCCTTGCCCGATCCATCGCCTTTGCGGCAGTTCCTTCTATGCCTTCTGCAATAGGCTGGGCTAATCCCTTTCCAGTAAACAATTGTTTCCAAGCGTTCAATGGTCTAAAGCCTCGTATGTTTTCGCCAGACAAAAGACCCTCTGGAGATATGCCTGTTTTAAGGCCAGCCACTCCTTCCTTTAGCCCTCTGCCTCCGCCCTTCCCGACTTCAATAAATCTTTCTAGCGAGCCTCGCCCAAGCGGAGACATAAACTGCCTCTCTTTTGCCAGATACTTTTCAGCAACGCCTTTTACCCCAGGTATTCTTGTGGCAACTGGCCTTATTATATTCCTTTCAATTTGATCCAACAACGACGCAACCTGCCTAGTCGCAGCGCGTGTCGGCATATTGACCGTATTTCCCAATATGTTTGCGCCTTGGGATAGAGTAGTTAAAAGATTGCCTCTGATATAATCTGGTATTTGCATTCCCAATTGTTTTGCCAACAATTCAGATTCAAATTCAGCCAGCTTACCGCTTGCCAGCAGTGCTTCGGATTGGCGTTGCTCTGCCAGTTGGTCTGCTTTCTTGGAGAAATCAGTTCTTGCCTTATCATAGGCTTCGCGCATTGCTTTTTCTGCAACTTGCTTATTCTTGAATAAAGTTATGGCTTGCTTCTCTAGCTCTGGAGTAAGTTGCTTTGCCGCCTCCGCAGCCTGCATTGCCTTTTCCCCTTTTGTTGCATATTGCCTTGCGGCACTTTCAAGAGTTCTCTCTAAAGTAAATGCGTATTGAAACGGATTTGTGACAGCAAGCTTGGCTACATTCAGCAATTGACCAGCATTTGTGTATCCTTTTCTAACCTCAAGAAACTGAGCTTTAGCTGCTGGTATATCGTTAAGATCAAACGATTCATTCATATTGACTTGTTTTGCAACCTTGCCAACCAAGTCATCTGATTGGGCGAATACATTCCTTTGTTGCGGTGAAAGTTTTTGCAAATTTTCCGCAATGCCTTTGGGTGAAAAAGTATTATACAATGACCTATTGTCAGCAATCGCCTTGGCAATGTCATCTGGCGTGCGCTCGGAGGCTATCAATCTTTCCGCAAACTTGCTTATCTTCTGCCCTGGTTCGGCTTGTGCCTCCACATTTGCTATCAATTGCGCTCTTTCCTTGGCAATATCTTCGCTTGTTTTGGCAACTCCTCCCAATGGTAGCTCTTGCTGTACTGGCAATTGTTCGGCAATCTCTCCAGCAACTTTGGGCGCAACAGCTTCCTCAACCTTCGGCGCGACAGTCTCAGACTTTGTGAAAGCCCCACGAACAGCTTGCCCTGCTGCCGTCAATCCTTTTCTACCCACGCCAATAATTGCACCAGCAGTTGGAGTTAGGGCTGATGCAACAAAAGTAGATACTGGATATTCCGCTATATCACGCTGTCTTTGCGCCTTAAACTCTTCTACGGCCTTGTCTCCAGCAATCTTCCTTGCGGCCTCTTCTTGTAGTCTGCCAGCCGCGCCAGCCGATACAATTGCGCCAGTTGCTCCAAGCAAGAACTTTGGAACTGTTGGTATCGGTAATGAGCTTATTCCCTTTACTGCAAGACCAGCAGCAGTAGCTGGTAAAAACTCTTCAGCAACTGCTCTGCCAACAGCACCTAGTCTTGATGGCTTTTCTTCTACTGACTCAAGCAATCCCTCTGGATCTTGTGCCGCTTGTTGTGGTGCTTGAGTTGGTGATTCAAGAAGACCCTCTGGATCTTGCTGTTCTTGCGCTTGCTGCTCAATAGGCTCAAGCAACCCCTCGGGATCTGCAACCTGAGCCATTGCGTTAAGGGACGATTGAATATCCCGAATCTAAATATACTTCAGAAACTTTCTTTCCAGGCTTAGTTTTTGACTGACCACTCCATGCGCTTTTCTTTATTCTCTGAACACTTCCATTCGGAGATCTCAAGTTTATATATTCATTCTGAGTTGCGGGAGCTTGCTCTTGCATCGGCTCAGATCCTACGGCATCCATAGGAGCAGAAATTTCTGGAGTACCCATATAGCCAGCACGCTCTTCAAGTAATTTCTTTAGCTCTTCTTGGCGAGATGTTGCCTTCTCTGTAAAAGTTTTACGCAACCCACCAATACTACCCAAAAAGTCTGGGCCAGTATACACATTTCCCTCTGCTTGCGCTTCTCTCGCTTCTGTTTCGGCTTTAATTGTTTCCTGCCTTTTTGCTTTAATTCTTTTCTCGACAGCCTCAATTCTTGCTTCGTTCATTTCATCTGCAAAAGTATCTTGCGCTGTTTGCATATTTCTTCCAGCACCATTAAGAAAAGGCTCAAAGTCTGGGTTGGATTTTACCGTATCATATTCATCAGCATAAACCCGCGCCTTTGGTCTTCCGTCTGCGTCAATATCAATATAAGACCGCATTGGTTTTGCGACTTCTTTTTGCCCATCAAGATTAAAATTAAACATTGCCATATTATTGCTCCAATTATAGTTTGTTAAAATCCCTTGCTGAAACTAAATAGACTACCAAGACCAGAGGCAATATTCCCAAATGCTTGCGATCCAGTTTCCTGCCTAGACAATGCCCCAACCTGCGAACCATACTGACTGGCTTGTAAATCCGCCAACGTATTGTAAATGCTGGCCGCATTCTGCGCGCCAATGAATCCAGCGTTAGGATTGACATAGGCGTACGGATTGGCGGCTGAAGGTGTGGCTTGGAAGCCACCAGTGGCTTGAGGTGCGGAGGCTGCTAGGTAATTGTTAAGAATATTCTGCTGTTGTCCAAGACGCTGTGAAGCCAAGTTGTACAGCGTAGGACCGCTTGCAATAAAGCCTTGAGCCGCGCCAAGGCGGGATTGAGTAAGGGCGTTACGCAGACCAACGTCACGCGCCATTGCGTCTGACATACTTTGACCAGAAGCCAAGAATCCTTGGGCTGCACCAAGGCGAGCCTGAAGTCTTTGCTCCCCAGCCAATCCCGTTGTGACTGCTTCCTCTACGGCTGGTGCTACACCAAAGATATTGCCTCTGGCAGTCTGCGCTGCCCTTGCAGCCTGCTGGTACTGCCTCTGCTCTTCCGCACCAAGCTGTGAGCCTAGCGCAACTTGACCAGCAATCCGTTGTTCAACATCACGCCTAAAGGCTTCTGTCTCTGGGCTGGTCGTTGCCTCAAGAGGAGTCTCTGCCATCGTCTGGTACTGCTTGGCAAGACCGCGAACAGTCGCGCCAACAGTGGGGTCAATCTCGTCAATCTGCCTTAGTGTCCGTTCTTCTGGAAGGCGTAAGGATTCTCTGAATTGCGATATTGCACCAGTAGCTTGCTCGCCAGATACGGGCTGATAATTCTCAAAAAGATTCTTAGCCTCAAGAGTATCCTTTTGCGCCTCTGCCAATTCTGAATTTAGGCTATCAATTGATTTCTGTGCTTCGGCACGCCTAGGGTCGTTTGCTGGAAGATCGGACAAGAACTGGTTGGCTTGAGCAATCTGGCTTTGCAGATCGGTTGTTGCGGCTGTGCCAATATCATACAGGCTTTTATACTCATTCTTTCTGGCCGTGTTGATGTCATTAAGAATCTGATCGTCTGTAACTTGAGAGTTTAACTTCCCAGACAACGCATCAGTTCCAAAGACTTTATTGGCGCGAAGATTTGCAAGCCCAGTATCAACCTTGGCAAGATCGGCGGCCCTTCCTCCAATGCCTTGAACAACATCAGATAGGCCATATCTAGTAAATGATTCTTGAAAGCGAGGAGCTAGGTTTTTTGCATCAGTGGCAAGGCGGGTGATTGACTCTCTATCAATACGGAGTTTTGAATATGCGGCATTCTTGTCCTTGTTTAGCCTCCACGCTGCATTTGCTGCTGCCTTTTCTGGGACAGTAAGAGCATTGTATTCTGGCGTTCCAGGGATGTTTCTGGCTTGCTCTGCCGTAATTCTTCTTTGAGCATCATAATTATTGATTGTCGTATCTACGTCATTGATTCTATCAATAATGCTGCGCTGATTTTCGCTGATGTTTTTACCAGCAAAGTCCCTTACTGTTCTGCCTAGTTTTTGAAGGGTTGCCTTATCCGCATCGTTTATGTTCTCAAGCCCAACCGATATTGCAGCCTCAAAAGCTTTCGAGTAATTATTAACAGCTTGTGTGAAGTTCGCTGGATATTGCGAGACTGTCTCTATTTTTGGGCGAGCTTCTTCAAACCTTTGACCCGCCTTTGCGATGTCATATTTCAATACTTGTTGGGTTATGTTTTCTTGCCTGCCAGTAACAGGATTTGGCCTTTGCCCCACAACTACTGTTCCAGAAAAAGCAAAATTGGCTGGGTCTAGTTTGTAGACATCCTTAATTAACTTCTCTTCTCCGCCAGCTACGTTGAATTTACCCTTGGAGTCAATAAGCGACTCAACATCCTTTACCCCAAGTTCCTTGAACCTTGCGGCTTCGTTGGCCTGCTTTATGTCGTAACCGTTCTTTGCAAACTTGGTATAATCTAGGCCAAGTGACTTTACTGCGTACGCCTTATTAGCTAATGGTATGTTGTATGAAGTACCAGACTTAAATAAAGTTGGGTTTAGTCCTAGATTTGTTTGTAGGTATTCCTTCCTAGCTCCAGCTAAATCTGCTTTATTTGCTGTCGTGACATAAGCTTCTGGATTTGCTAATTGTGGCAAATCTTTTTTGATTGCCGCAATGGCTGCAAGTCTTGCCTTATCTGCTGCCGCTTGCTGTGCTGCTGTTGCCATATTAACTAACCCCTACTCTTGGAAGATTGCTCAAGTAATCAACATTACCTATTCCCTGCGATTGCTGAACATTCTGCGGTACAGCACCCATAGGAGATTGACCATAAAGGCGAGCGAACTGAATTGCGGCTTGCTGACCCAATCCACGCTGAGTTGCATATGCTTCTGGAGACATTTCAAATTGACGGCGCATAGCTTCCAGAGAACGCTGTGGGCCAAGCTCGCGCTCAACCTGTAATCCAGCCTGAGCTGATCTCTGCAAATCCAATGCCGACATCTGGCGTTCTAGTTCACGCTGGCGAGGAGAATACTTCTCCCGCAACCTTTGCTCCAAATCAGCAATTTCAGGTTGTTTCTGGATGTATGTTTCCAGAGATGAGCGATAGAAAATATCGTTTGCCGTTGCCGCTTTCAGCGGATCGGGCGGAGGCGGCGGTGCAGGAATAGAAGGACCGCCACCCATTAGAGTAAAGCCTTTCGCATAAATTTCATATATTCGTAACTCCTTGGTTTGCCAGAACGATTAAATGTGATCCGCTTGCGAGGACCAAAACGCTCCCATAGGAGCAACAGCAAGCATCGTAAGGATTTAGCACCTTTTGAGGAGATAGTCAAATCAACAAACACATTCTCACCGTCTTCGCTATGCACATAATGGTCAGCCTTTTGCCCATCCTTTATGCACCTAGCCAAAGCCACGCCAGCTATGCCATCCTCATCCCTCACAATACCAACCATGCCCTGCTTCTCGAACCAGCCAAACCACTCAGCCAGGTTAGGCCACATAGCCTCTGGAACACCACTTTCCTCAATGTACTCAATAGCCGTCATATATTCTTTTGCACCTCGATGGTGTCTGGGTTGGCCGCAATCATAATTTGCTTAATGGAAAGCTTCTTGCCTGGAGCTTCCATCTTGAACTTCATATTGCGCCACTTCTGATAAGATCTAAGACTGTCAGCCCTAAAGTTGTAGGTTTGAGCCGAAAGCGTAGCTGGTAGCGTGAATGGTAGGGTTAATCCTCCTGGGGTCGATGTGTCTACGGCTGTTCCAATTGTGACATATTGGGAATCTGTCTCCCGCTTCATGCCTATCGTGCAATTAGTGGCTGTTGAAAAATAAAACTCCATCTCATAATGCGAGCCATACTTCTTTGAAATCCTATCGTCAAAATCATAAGCCTTGGTCACAACGTAGGACGCATAGGAAGTTCCGTAGTCCTTGTACTCTGTATTGCCATCACCCTGCAAATCTGGATCAAGGTAATCGTAAAGATGCCCAACCTGTCCTGTAGGACTGCCAACCGCAAGCTTTACGCAGTTTACTGAGTACCCGCCAGAGAAGTTGGTCTTGGTCATTGCGTTTGCAGCTATTGACCACAAGCCCTCAAATGATCCAAACAGCGTGTTGTAAACAAGCACATAATTGCAGGTTGTTGAGTTATCCAGAGGAAGAGCCAGATAATACCTGTTGTTATGGAACGCTCCGTTTGAAGAACCAATATAGCTCCTATTGATTCTTGCTATCACATTCTTAACTGGCTCGCTAAGAGTTGGCCCTACGGTGTAAAAGTCATCGGCTGCTGACCTCACAACGCTTCTTATTCCGTCATTAGACAGGAATAATACATCCTTGTTGGTAAAGATTGCGGATCTGGATGCTTGACATCCAACCTTGTCGTTAATCAGCCTTACAGTCCAGCCAGAAGCAGTTGTTGAGGTTGGGTCAACAGTTACTAGGTAAATCTTGTTTGGCTTGAAAACCAGCAATTCAAAGTCAAAGAATGGTTGGATGGCAATAATATCTTCGCCGTCATTGCCACCGACAACGATTGTATTGGTTGCCTTCCATACCTCAGCATCAAGGATGTCGGATGCGTAAAGCGTGTTGCGGTTTGCTCCAGTTCCTACGGCAAATAAGCGATTGGTAAACTGGCGAATGAGGCGAAGGCCAGATGGCGATAATGCTGAAACGCTGGCTGTCGCTGTTGCTGTAAAATGCCCACCACCAGAGGGAGGAGCAGCAATGGTAACTGTTGGCGCGGTTGTATAGCCCGATCCAGCAAAGGTAACTGTTACCGCAGATATTGTACCGCTGGTAACTGTGGCAACTGCGCTGGCTGTTGTTCCGTAGGCTATGTTGGGTGCGCCTATTGTTACGGCTGCGGTTGATCCAGTATATCCCAATCCCTGGGTTGATACTGTTATCGAAAGAACGCTTGTGCCTTGCCTAAATGCCGTTGTTCCGTCCGTAAAATGCAGATTGCTTGCCCCATCGGTATAATAAAGCCTGTTATTAAACTGAGAAAAATCAACCTGTACAGCCCCGCTTGTTACAGTTCCAGAGGTTGTGGCAAAGCTTGTTGCGCTTGTTGATTTGAAAATTGATCCATTGCAAGCAACAACAATTTCCTCAATGTTAGGCGTGTCAAAGTAGTGCATGCCTTGAATGCCTGATCCACTCGATACGTTTGCAGATACTTGCTCAATGCCTTGCCTAGTCTGGAGGATTCCAGACGGGCTAATCGTCATGTTGGAAATTTCGCTGGCTTGATTATTTGCAATTAAGCTTGGGGAAATTCCAGAAGCTTGCCCACCCTCAAAGCTGGTAGACCCAGCAATTGACAGTACATCGTCTGTTGTGTCTATGTAGTAAGGCATAAAGCCTACTTTAAGCTGAGAACATTTCTTCTATGGTTAGTTCGCCAAGGCTTTGTGGGGTAATCTGTTTCACGCCTCCAACCTGGCTCAACTCGTAGTTAGCCATAGCCGCAAGATCCGTATTTGCACCTTGCGTAATTACCTGCGCTTTGGTGTACTGCCGTTCACGCTCTAATGCGTCAGCGTGAGTTAGGGCAAGAACCAAATGATGAACGTGGGGCAAGCGAAGTTCATCACCAAGAGCATCATTGGAAGGAGGAAAGTCAACGATGTAGTTGGAGCGAGTGATGCACTTTAGCTTCTCCACAACACGCAAAGGAATCGTTCCAGATGTGGCAAGCCTTGGGTAAAGGTTAAGCTGTGCAACGCCACTGCTGTTACGGCCAGTAAAATGATATGTATCTGGATCGCCAGTACGGTCATCAGAAAGCAAGCCTGGGTCTTGGCTTACAATCGTTGCCAAGTCAATCGGATCAACCTCGGCATCGTTGTAAGCCACAGAGAGAGGAGTTTCTACATTCGTACCAAGCGTGATTGTGCGGCTTGTTCCAACTGAATAGGTGGAGTTGGTTACAGTCTCACGCCAAGGAGCAAAGTCCCATACGCGCCGATAGGCCAAGCTTGCTGCTTTCTGCAAAAAGGTAAGCGTATCCGAGTCGGTCTTGCCAACCTTCTCGCCAGCGTACTGAGCGATTTCGGTTAGGGTCATTTGGCTTCTAGTGCTTCAAGTCTTGCTTCTAGTGAGGCAATTTTAATTCTTTGAGCCTTAACTTCGGACAATAAAATTACAGAAAGTTTTGCATAGTCAACGTCCTCTGGAATAGGACTTTCAAGTTGAGTTTCAATTCTTTCACCATTCTCACCAATCGAAACTTCGACTGTTTTGTATTTTACAAGCCTTGGCTCAACAGAATCAACTTCTTCTGCAATCAGTCCAACATGACTCCAGGTAGACTTATCATCGCCTTCTGGATTTTTTGTTCTATACCAAACTGGCCTTAAATTTAAAATTGCATTATCAACAATTGATCCATACAAATTCTCAATATCTTTTTTATACTTAATTGATGAAGATGTTCTTCTAACAAGTCCAGCAGATGTAACAACAACAGTAGATCCAGCAGCAGTATTGTCGTATGTTGGTTGCGATGTGAGAGTTCCGTTTGCCTGATCAATTGTCAATCTTGTTGTACCATTTGGAGCAAATGCAATGGAGTGTCCTCCTGCAGTTCCAATTACTCCTCTTGAATTTGCTGAATCTGGAGAAAGCTGAATGTTTACAGTGCCATCGCTAACTCCGAATTTTGCGCCTGGCGAAGTAGTCCCGATCCCAACATTGCCACTTGAGTCAATGCGGAGACGTTCTGCCTGATCGACCTCGAATCTTATGCTTGAATTTGCGGCTGTATTTAATGCATCTGCGCTAATGTATAGAACTCCTCCGTTTTGTGCAAATACAGCCGAATAGCTATTTCCATCCGTAGTATCGTTCAAGCGAATTCCAGGTGCGTTTGATCCTGTAACCAAGATTCCACCCAATGTATCATCTGAGGCTACTGTAAGTTTTAAAGTAGGACTCGCAGTTCCAACGCCAACATTCCCGCTCGAATCAATCGTCATCTCGGCTGATCCACCTTGATTTGCAAAAGTTAATGGCGTGCTTGCATTTAATTTTCTAACAACAGAAGAAGATCCATCTCCAAGAAATAGTGTCCCGCGAAAAACAGATCCTCCATTTACATCTAGTTTTTGACCAGATGGGGTAGTCCCAATCCCAACATTCCCACTCGAATCAATCCGCATTCCTTCAGTTCCACCCTCGCTAAACGCAATGGTGTCTGCCGCTGGGAAGAAGATGCCTGTGTTTGTATCGCCAGTAGGAACGATTGCTGGGGCTGCTGCTGTGCCTGTGCCTGTCGTGATAAGGGTTGTTGCAACTAGGGTTGGGATCGTGCCAGTAGTGATTGTGGCAGCGGTAGAAGTAGTAGTTCCAGCGGTAAGAGTAGTAATCGTAGCCGCTGTAGATGTCGTAGTCCCAAACGTGCCTGTCTCAATCGTACCAGTTGTAACATTGGCCGTAGGCAAGGTTTGGGCGAAGTTGGCTACTGTAATGCGCTTTAGGTTGTTTGAGTCGGAAGCGTCACCAATTAAAAGCGTGTCGTTTGTAGCAGTAACAGTCTCAGCAGTACGATCTTGAATAAAGCCAGAAGTAGGCGTTGCGTTGGTAACGAGCGCGCCTAGCTTGGCGGCTGTTACGTCATTGGATACCCCGTCAACAAATGTAGTTCCTGCGGTAAATGAAGCCATTGTATTATCTCCTATCCGTTAAAGCGGTTCTTGAGGACATCCCAGGCCATTGAGCAAGCAAGCCCTATCAGCCCAGCTACAGCCAGAACCTTCGTCCGCAGGTGTTCCAGCGCACCTAATCTATTAGCAACATCCCCGTGGAAAGCAAGTGACCTTTCGATCATTGAGATCAGCGTCATCTGGCGTTCTTCCATTCTGGCAAGTCGCTCTGACACGTTGGCAACCTTGTCCCTAAGATCCGAAACCTCATCAAGACTCACGACCTTTACCCTCCAAGTATCTTAGTGAAACTGCAAGATGGACAACGGCATCCACAACCTCGTCCCGATCTCGACCTTCCTCGACAATCCGCTTGATGCTTCTGTTGACAGATAGGAGATGCTTTACCTTGCCAATATACTTGGTCTCCTTGACCATGTTGTTGTTCTCCACGGCAAACTTTAACGCCTCCTTGAAACAAGCGTATTCCTGCCCCGTCATTAAGAAACGCAAACTCAAATTGGTCAGCCACATGGCGATGCGCTTCATTTGACATTACCAGCATCCGTGGCTGCTCCCATATCGGAATAGCGAGGCAGTACATTGTTATCCGCTGGCTTTGGCGAGCAGGAGCAGAGCAAGAGGGCGAGGAGGAGGAAGGGCATTAGGCTACCACAAGACCGAGGAATGGAACCTTGCATCGCCAATCACTTCCTGCTGATGCATTAGACGCAATTCCGACTACTGCCGATTGATTTGCTGGAAGACCAGCAGTTAGCGATGGAGCGTGGCCAGAATTTCCATTAGATAGCGATGGGTTTACAACATTGTCATAAGCAAAAACCCCAACCCCACCGCGAAATTGTGAAAAAGACCCAGTTTTTTCTCCAAATAAAAGACTGTTAACCATTGATGTGCTGTTATCGCCCTGCACAATAGTTGCAAAAGTATTGTTATTAGAGTTTCTTGAACATCCAAACCCAACCCAACACATTCCTGTGGGTAGAGTTATGTTTGAATCAAAGTTTGTAATTACATTTGAAGTTGATGGCAATATGGCACAATCAATTAATTTATTTTTTGGAAGAAGATTGCTTGCGTCGTAATCATAAATTGAACAACCAACAAACTCTCTTGCCGTAATTGTTCCAGATGCAGAACCAGTCCCAGCCGTAACCGCAAAAGTAAACGTATCTGCTGTTGGGGCAGTTAGAATTACCTTTGTTCCATTATAGATTGATGGCGTAGCACCAGCAATTCTTATTCTATCGCCAGCCACAAAGCCGTGAGCCGTTGAGGTAGCGGTGGCAGTACCACTACTTTCCGTAATTGATGTAATGGTTTTTGTGGTTGCTGTGTTTGCCGTGAATGCTAGTGAAACTCCGCTAATAGTTGTAGGTTTTGATATAAAAAATCTATAAAAAAAGATTGCCCTAACACCAAACCCAACAGTTCCAGTCGCATCAAATCGTGAGTTTGTTACTGGCAAAATACATAGTGATCCAGTCCCATCGTAGAAGGATGGGTTGATGTATCCAATCTGATCTGGATTGCCAAAAGGCCCAGTAGATTGAAGCGTGGCTTTAGTGAGAGGCATCGCCTACTCCTAACTGAGTGTCGTCACTTCAGCAGTTCCAGCGGTGGCAAAGATACCGCCAATCAATCCAGTGTAGTTAAATGGAACTTCGTAGTAGTCTCCAGCACTTAACCTAACTGTGAAAGCTGATGTACTGGCAGTTGCCGTGCCTAGCATAACGTGCAGATTGCCTGGGCCAGAATTGAAGATCGTGCATCCCAGTCTGCCAGTGCTTGCCGTTGCAATCGTGCCGTAGCTAGTCGAGGTGAAGTCAGTAGGACCAGTTCCGCCAGTTGTGGCGTTGGGGATACGCACGCCATCGGCAACGTCAGCCTGGAGGGTTGTAACCAACGCCTCTAACTCGGTTAGGTTGGCGTTAATCGATAAGCCAGTTCCGCCAGAAAGCGGTCCTAAACTCTCAATAATCGTGTTCCACTGGCGGCCCATTTTAGGACTCCTTAATCTTTGCGATTATAGATTGCCATCGCACCGCCAGTTAAAGCAACCTGGTCGATGTCACCGTAAACGGTCACACCAGCAGCGTAGGTTGCGGCAGTTGTAGCACCACTGATAACAAGGGTAGCTGTGGATTGAGTAAGAGCAGTTACCGCATCGTAGCTTCCAGTATTAGTGGAAGCTGACGATGCAATAATTGTCCCACCATTACCAAGCGTAAGGCGAGATAAGAGTCGCATACAATTAGCTGTGTAGTGCGATTCTGTAAGACGTGCCGTTAAGAGTCACGTTCAAGGACGCAGGGGCTGTTGCGACTGTGTTAACAGTGCCACCGCTGGAGCTTGCCGTAAACTCAATTACGTTCTCAAAGGGCGTACTCACAATTCTTACAGTTTTATTCTTAGCCTTAATCGGGCTGCGAAATAACTCATTTGACATATTTTTTTCTCCTTAAGCTTTCACGTTTGATGCTATCTGGCGTGAACTTGCTTTTGAATCTACTGCCAAGCTTTTGTTCTTGGCGATAGTACCCCTTCAATAGATTTGTTTGATTGACTCCCAGCGGGTTGTCGAGGGGTTCGCCAACCCCCACTAGGCTCAATCTTTGAGGGACGGTGAATCGTTTAAGGTAACGAGGGACAGAATCCCTTTCGGCCACAGCCTTTTCCAGTTCGACAACTTTCCCATTTCTGGAGTCCTCGTACTGGTAAACAGGCATTAGCTATAGTTTTCCTTATCCGACTCCTCGGCCATCTTCATCATACGGTCTTCTTCGGACTCTTCGGGTACAGCGGATTCTTCTTCAGATGCTTCAGCCATAGCGTTGTTTACACGCACCATAGCCACACCACCTTCGATTTTCTCCACTACACCTTCCAATTCCACCATGTCTCCAGCTTCTGGTGTGGCGTTTTCTTCGCCTTCACCTAGCTCGAACATAGAGATCGGCAATTTAACCAATCCTTCTTTCATAGCTGGTTTCTCCTTGGTGGAAGAGGCTGGGGAGGTTTTACCCTCCCCAGCTTTCCGAGGACCCATACCAATGACTAGCATGGTTCCCATTTAATTATTAGCTGTAGTTGGACTTCGCAACGATGACTCGGAAGAACCGAGGATCGAGTTGCTTGGCCGCATAGAACGTCTTAAAAGACGCTACGACGCGCTGTCCATAGGGATCGCTCTTATCAGCAGCATCAAGGATCGTGACCTTCGGAGCGAAGGGCGAGCCAGAGGCGGCCAATGAAGACAAGCTAGGAACACCAAACGCGCCACCACCGAGGAGGACGTTTGCATAACCAGTGTTAACACCAGTTGTTCCCACGCTGTTTTCAGCGATACCAGAGGCGGAGGTATTGAAGGTCTGGACGTTGGTCGAAGAAATGACCGACACGCCAAACAATTTACCAGTCTCACCTTTGAAGATTTGGTCGGGAGCCGAGTAGCTCGACACCTTCAACCAATCATCGTCCTGCTGTAGATCACGGATAACGGCAGGATGCGCGACAAGCGCGTAGCCGTCCTTGATCTTAGGAGCGCGGGCGATGAACAACGAAGTCGCACCATCGAGCAAGTCGGTGGCGGTCATTGCGCTGTTAGCAACTGACGAGGTAGCCCAGGTCGTGCCGTTCGTTGTGTTTTGAGCATAACGAGCGTAGGACTTGACTGCTACACCAGTACCAGTGCTGGTCGAGGAATCCTGCACCAACGCGCGGTGACAGAGAGTGTCAGCGTGGAGGGCGGCATCTTCGCCGAGTTGTTTGGTGGCCTGTGCCAAGTGCGAGAACAATTCGGTTGCGAGAACAACATCCGTTAGGATGATCTTGCTTCCGTATTGTACAAGCGTGGCTTCAACTGAAGACAGCGTGAGATCACGCTCGTCACCAGAGGATGGGGTTGTTCCTTCCGACAAGGCGGAGATAGCAGTGATGCTAGGGTCGCCAAAGCGGAAAAACCTAATGGTTTTGTTTCCGCCAGTTTTGGTCGGGTAGGGGGCTTTCATTGCGAATTGCTCCATTTGGAGCAATGGGATTGCA